CGACGAGCCGCTTCCTCCCACTGGGCCGACGGGTGGACACCCCGGCGAGGGTGAGGACGGCGAGAACGGGGAGGGTGACCAGGAGCAGGAGCAGGAAGGTCTGCCCCCCACGGGCCCCGGACAGCCCCGCGACCCCGGGGACGGCGAAGGCGAGGATGAAGGCGACCAGGAAGACGGTGAGGGTGAGGGTGGCGGCCCGGAGGAGTTCGATCCGAACTCTGAGGGTGCGGCTGACCAGGAGGAGGCCGACTGGCAATCCCAGTACGACGACCTCCTGGACGACCTCGACCTGGACCGCATGATCAACCGGGCGCTCGAAGATGCTGCCGACGAGGCGGAGGAGTTGGACCGCACTCGCAAGGGCATCGGTCTGGACGACGGCACCTGGGCGCAGATGTCGCCGGAGGAGCGGCTGGAAATGGCACGTCGCCTATCCACTCCCGAGATGAAGACGCTGTCGGACATCGTCGGTCGCATGAAGCGCTTCGCTCTCGGCGTCAAGGCAACGCGGGTGAACGACGTTCCCCACGAGGCCTACGACGTCGAGTCTGGCAACGACATTCGCCGACTCCTCCGCAGCGAGTTCGCCCTGCTGGGTCGCAAGGAGACGGAGTACGAGTTCTACCGTCGCTACGCCGAGAAGGAGCTCTTGCAGTTCAAGATGCGCGGCAAGGAGGACGCCGGCAAGGGTCCGATCGTCATCGCCATTGACAAGTCGGGCTCCATGCACGGCGCGCCGTTCAACTGGGCGATGGGGGTCGCAGAGGCCCTCCGTCGCTTCGCCGCCGACGAGGATCGTGACTACTACGCGATGTTCTTCGGGTCGAACAACGACCGCAACCGCTTCGAGTTCCCCAAGGGCAAGGGTCCGTTCGAGAAGGTCCTCACGTTCCTGGGGGTTCAGGCGAACGGCGGAACTCAGTTCGACGGAGTGCTCACCGAGGCGTTGGAGCGGGCGAGCACCTGCTTTGACGGCGAGGGTAAGGGCAAGGCCGACATCGTCTTCGTGACGGACGGCTACGCCAACCTGCACGACAGTTGGATTGAGCAGTTTAACGCCGAGCGCGAGCGCGTCGGTGTTCGTGTCTACTCCGTCTACATCGGCGGCGCTTACGACATGAACCGCAACTCGGGGCCGGTCGGCCTGCTCAACAGGATCAGCGACATCGTTATCCCGGTTTCCGACCTCCGTCCGGAATCGGCACAGGCAATCTTCCAGAAGGTCTAAGGAGGCCGTCATTACCGACACCTACACCACCGCCAACGACGAGTACAACCCGACCAGTTCCGATGGCGCTTCGGGCATCTACCCCGCCCCGGAGGTCACCTACAACGCCGTGAACACGACCCACAAGGCAGGGCCGGAGTCCGGAAGCAAGGCGAAGGTGCTGGCGATCGTCGCCGCCGTGGTTGCCTTGCTCCTGCTGGCCACCACCGTGACGCTCGGAGTCCTCTACTCGGGGGCGCAGGGAGAGATCGAGACCCTGTCGGCCGAGAAGTCTGAGCTGGAAACCGGCCTGTCTGCGGCCACGAGCCGTGTCCAGGAGGCAGAGAGCGAGGCCCGCGCATGGGAGGGGGTTGCTGACAACTGGCGACTCTGTGGGATCGCACTACTGGAGACCGTCGACAGTCTGGTGAACGACGACATCTACGGCGGACTCGCCAACATCGGAGCGGCTCGGGGCAAGTGCGAGTCAGCGCGCAACTCAGAGGACGCCGTCGGCGGTACCGGCGTCTAAGCGGGAACACGACAGCAGGGGGGCGGTAGACGGTCTGCCGCCCCCCACTAGGCCCGAGGAGGCCAAGCACATGGACATTCGTGACGTATTCGGCGACGTTCCTGGCCGCCCTGACCACCCCGACTTCTGGCTCCTCTCGCAGCAGGTTCTTGGCCTGGACGCGACGATCGAGAACGAGCCTGACATCGAGAACATCATCAAGAAGTACGTGGACGCCGACTCGCTGGCCTACACCGCAAAGCAGCGAGCCAGTCGAGTCATCGACGCTGGGCTGGCTCCCGGGGCTGCCCTGCCGCTGCTGGCCGCGATCTACACCGAGGGATTCATCCTGGGCGCCCTGGTCGAGCAGTCTCGACAGAAGGTCTGACATGGCCGACGAGACGTACGAGACGGTATTCCGCCTGTGTTTGGAGGTGGAACTCGACCAGCTCTACGCAATCGCTCCCGCAGCGGGATGTCGATTCGTCGATCACGTCGCAATCCGCCTGGCCCTCGAAGGCCTGACCGACGAGGCGGCACAACTGATCCGGTGTCACGCCGAGACGAAAGATGAGCGAGGCCCCGAGAGGCCCGATCACATCGAACTCAGCAACATCCTCTCCGACTGGCACTTCGACGAGACGGACGAGGAGTACGAGGTCCGAGCCATCAAAGCAGACGAGTGGAGCCACGAGTACGTCAATGGCCTCATCAAGGAACTGGAAGGAGGCGGCGATGAGCAAGACTGACTTTGAGCGGACGCTAGAAATCCTCGAAGTTGACCTGGATGCGCTTGGCTGGGATCAGCCCGCACGCTTCTACAGCCTGAAAGGCACTCCCAGCGATCCGGAACTGGAACTCCTCGGCGTCCTGCCGGGACATCCGTTCGAGACCTTGGAGCAGATCCGACGTGCCGGCTACCGCGCCCCCAGCGAGGTGGTCGGCTTGGCTATCGCCAACGAGGCATGGATTCCGATCACACTTGACCTGGCGGTGGAGCGGAATCTGGTTCAGAAGCCCCCGGAGGATGTCGAGATCACGGTGGACCACCGCATGGCGTGGACGAAGGCCCTGATGAACTCGTCGCCGGACGGATCCATCGCGGGTCTCCCGGATCAGTATCGCCGCGAGGTACGCATTGTCACCGCGATCACCCGCGACGGTGTGGTTCACATGTACACCAAGCACCGGGACGACAACACCACCGTCACCTACTCCGACTCTCAGGCCACGGGTCGCATGATCCACGTCATGCAGGATCTGCTCGGCCTTCCACGCAGTCCAGACATCAACCTGGCGGACGCGTGATCCCCGCCGTAAGCCTGGCCACGCCCTCCGAGATCTCGGGGATCGGAGGCTTTGTCGGTTCCGACGATTGGGTGGTCGAGCAGAAGGTAGACGGCCACCGCATCCGCATGTGGACCGGGAGTTCACCCCGGTTCGAGACGCGCAATGGGACCGAATACACCAAGTCGATTCCAGCGAGCATCAGAAACGCCAACATCCCCGAGGGCTGGGTGCTTGATGGTGAGCTCGCGGGCGGCGTGCTCTGGGTGTTCGACATCCTCTCCACGCAGGTCCCCATGTCCGGCCTGCCGCTCCGCGATCGCCGGGTCATCCTTGACCAGGTTCTCGATGCGTTCGGCAACGAGTCGATCAAGGCGCTCCCTCAGGCCACGACGACCGAAGACAAGAAGGCGCTCGTGTTCCGAGTGGCGAACGAGGGCCTGGAAGGGGTCGTCGCTAAGGCGGCAGACTCGACCTACCACCCTGGACGCAACCGCTTCTGGTACAAGGTCAAGTACACCGCTACGGCTGACGTGATCGTCATGTCCGTTGGCGACGACGGCAAGGAGTCGGCGACCCTCGGCATCAAGACCGCCAACGGGGTCGTCGAGGTCGGCCGCTGTTCGCTGATCGGAAAGCCCCGAGTCGGCGTTGGCGATGTCGTCGAGGTCAAGTACCTCTACCTCACCGAAGATGGCCGGCTGTATCAGCCAACTCTGATGCGCGTTCGATTCGACAAGAACCCGGACGACTGCGACGGAAGTGACTTCCGGGTCGTCTCCAAGCGCGTACTCGAAAGCCTGTAAGGAGGGCGATGTGAGCGACGAGACAACGGTCACTCAGGAACCGAACAAGACCGATCACAAAGACATGCCGATCCTGCTGACGCGTCACGAAAGTAGCCCCCTGCTGGCCACCGACCGTTGCGATCGGTGTGGCGCTCAGGCCTATGCCTCGGCAACGATCAAGGAGACGGTGCTGCTGTTCTGCGGCCACCACTTCCGCAAATACCTGGACGCCCTGTGCATCCAGGCTGACTCGGTGGATGACTACACCGCCGAACTCGACAACACGGGAATGACCAGCGCCATCGTCTAGGACGGCGCACGGAGGCCCTAGGAGGCCCAGTGAGCGACGAACTGCTGACCATCGAAGAGGCCCTGGACTTCCAGGACCGACTGCCTGACACCTGGAAGCGATACCGCGTCGGCATCGCAGAGCGACGCGAACAGAACGGCTGGACGATCGAGCCCTTCTCCATCGACCGCGACTGCGCGGCGCGCAAGCGCTACATCCTCGAAGGCGGCCTTGACCGTGATTGCGGATGGGGCGATGGCTTCACGATGCTCAAGAAGAACGGCGTCATCTGGATGTCTGACACCAGGGCCGAGATCATGGAGCACTCGCCCTTCCTCAACAAGCTCTGGTGGCTCGAAGACGCAAAGCCGCGAGTCCTCATCAACGGCCTTGGGCTTGGTATGGCAGTTCGAGCCGCCCTGGTACACGGCGCGGAGCATGTGGATGTCGTGGAGATCGACCAGGACGTGATCGACCTGATCGGGCCGACGTTCGCCAATGACCCAGTCACCATTCACCATGCAGACGCCTTTGAGGTCGAGTGGCCAGAGGGCACGACGTGGACCCTGGCTTGGCACGACATATGGCCGGCCATCGACGACGACAACCTTCCCGGCATGGCCCAACTGAGGGCCAAGTACGAGAGCAGCGTTGAGTGGCAGGACTGCTGGCAGGAGGCGGGCTGCCGAGCGATGGAGGCATGGCGGGCCGAGTTCCAAGAGGCCCTCGCATCGGGCGACCTGGCCCGAATCAAGCAACTAGACCCCCACTTCTGAGGAGTGACACATGCACGTCGTACACCTTCTAGCAGTTACGGCCGAGTCGGCCGAAGATGCGATCAAGATCGTCGACAGCAACCTTGGCGCCACCGAAGAGGGAAGCACGTGGTGGGACTGGTACGAGATCGGCGGGCGTTGGGACGGATTCCTGGGTGAGTTCAGTGAGGGCGCTACCAACGTCCTGTGCTGCACCGACAAGGAGGGTGCCCGCAAGGCCCTCGAGTGGGTCGCGCGATCACAGAACTATGCGTGGCGCGAGGTTCGCGACCTCATGACCGGCCGCCAGGTCAGCCCCGACGAGGCGCCGGAGTACATCTTCGGCATCCCTACCGGCTCCTCACCGGAGCAGAGGCAGCACTGGGCTGACCGAACGAGCGAGCAGAACGCCGAGTCTAAGGAGCTCCTCGACCAGATGCTCGCCTCGGACGAGGTTCCGAACCCTGGGTGGGGTGGGGGTGTCGGGTGGCTAGTTCCGTGGCGCATCAAGCAGGGCATGAAGCTGGCGCAGGGCGAGTGGTACAGCGACAGCCATTTCTGGGACGTCGAGGCCTACACCGCCCGACCCGATGAGGTGCTCGACGGGCTCGACGACGGAACCGCCGACTCGACCTACCTGGTCGTCGTCGACTTCCACTACTGAGGAGGACCGATGGGACGCATCGCAGCCGAAGGAATGATTGAGGCGGGCGTTGATTTCGAGACGGCGCTCCATTGGCACCTGACCTCGAACCACTACCCGCCAGCCGGCTACATGTTCGAGCCGTGCAAGACGGCCATCGCCTTGGCCAACGAGGGTAAATGGGACAACCCAATCCCCGGCCTCACTCACGGCGGGACTAACCCGGCCCTGCCTGTCACCGCACAGGAGGTCGTGGAGGCGTTCCACCTGGACTTCTGGATCGAGGAGAACTGATGGGCCAGTACTACCTGCCGGTGCTCGGTGAACCTGGCGCTGACGTTGGGGACTTCACCGTCAAGACGTTCGCGATTTCACATGACTTCGGGAGCGGGCTGAAGTTGATGGAGCACTCCTACATCGGCAACGAGCTCCTCAACCGAATCGAGAAGGAACTGCTGTCCAAACCCCGCCCTGTCGTATGGGCCGGAGACTACGCCGACGAAGAGCCCAACGGCGCCACCCTCTACAGCCAGTGCGAGGAGGGTGTCGGGATTGTCGATGGCGACGTCAAGGTGCTGGGTCTCCAGCTGATGCCACCCAATCCAGACCCCGGCTGGGGAAACAGTTGCGGTGAGGTCAGGGCTGAAGGTCTGGATGACGGCTATGTGGTGAATCACACCAAGGACGAGTACTGCCGGCTTCACCCCGAACTCGACGACGCAGGAGATTGGGCCGGCTGGGTCCACCCGCTGTCGCTGCTTACCGCCGACGGCAATGGCCGTGGCGGAGGTGACTACCGGGGTGCGAGTTCAGTTGTGGGCCGCTGGGCCCGAGACGTGATCTCCGTCGAGCGCGCGGACTACGACATCACCGGACTCGACGAGATCTATGCCGACTTTCAGGACGACGCCTAGGAGGCAGCAATGGGCTACACAACCGATTTCTACGGCAGCGTAAGCGTGTCGCCGCCACTGAATGAGCACGAGATTTCCTACCTGCGAGACTTCGCCGAGACGCGCAGGATGCACCGGACGAACGGCCCGTTCTTCGTCAAGGGCGAAGGCGACTTCGGCCAGGGCGACGGCCCCGACGAGATCCTCAACTACAACGACCCGCCCCCGGGGCAGCCCGGCCTGTGGTGTCAGTGGACTCCTGGTCCAGACGGGTCCTACATCGAGTGGGATCAGGGCGAGAAGTTCTACAACTCGGCCGAGTGGATGGACTACATCATCAAGGAGTTCCTCTCCCCCAGTGGAAAGGCCTCCTACAAGCGCAAGTTCGAGGCTGATGAGCGGTTCCAGCACTTCACCTTCGACCACGTCGTAAACGGCGAGATCGAGGCTCGCGGCGAGGACCCCTCGGACCACTGGATGCTGGTCGTTGAGAACAACCGAGTGAGCGTCGCCAGCGCGGTCGTCACCTTTGATCGGTCGAAGGCACACACGTTCTAGCACAGACGCGAACAAAGATGTACACTCCACATTGAGGCCCGTAGAGGCCAGCAAGGAGGCCCACCGTGGGCGCAAGTGCATACGTCCAGTCCATTCACGGCGACGATCTGGAAGCCGCCTACCGCGCAGCGTGCGACGAGGCCGGCTATGAGCACGGCAACTCCTACTCGGGTGCCATCAACATGTCCAACGGCATCTTCCTGGCCCAGCGGGAGCCCTTGCTTCCCTGGGACGCCAACCACGCGGCCAACGAGCTGATCAGGACGAACCGCGTGCAGAAGTGGGAGTCGGTCGGCGCCATCCGAGTGGCCAAGCCCCTGACTAAGCGCACCATCAAGATCACCGTGGACACCACGGACTGCAACGAGAACTGGCCCAACGACGAGGTCACCGCGAAGGTGGTCGCGGCAGTCCAGTTCAAGATGAAGGATGGCGAGGGGATCATCTCCCTCAACGCCACGACCTCCGAGAAGGTCCGCCCGGACGTCACAACGCCCAAGGGTGCGGCCAAGGTTGCCTACTTCCTTACCCCCGCCTACGCAGCCGGGTCGACGCTCTACGACAGCCAGGCAGAGGCTCGGGCGGCCGCCGTGAAGGCGATGAAGGACTCCCCGTCGCACGTGGGCAGCATCGCAGTCCGCGCTACGAAGGTCGCATCCAACGGATCGCAGGACCTGGTCACCGTCAGCCGAGTTGTCACCAAGCGCACTACGACCGTAGAAGCGACGGTCGGCATTGTCGGCGAGCCGGTGAACTCCTGGGAAGTTGCTGGGGTTTACGCGTCATGAGCCACATTGACGCCCTGCTCGACGCCGAGTTGCGATTTGAGGAGACCGGCTACGGCACCTGGGATCTCACCGCCGACGGATCAACCCTGCTGCGTATTGAGCAGGACGACGAGGGAAAGAGGGCTTACCTCTGGGTGTACGGGGTACCGGACAGGCCCATTGCTGGACCGTTCGACATCGACCTGAAGAAACTCAAGAAGCGGCTCAGGTCATGAAGTACGCATCCACGTTCGCTGGGATCGGCGGCTTCGACCTCGGCTTTGATCGAGCGGGGATGCAGCCGACCGTCCAAATCGAGATCGACGACAACTGCCAGAAGGTGCTGAGCCGCCACTGGCCCACAACACCGAAGGCAGGTGACATCTGTGACGTCAGCGGAACCGATCTGGGAGAGCCCGACCTCATCTGCGGAGGCTTCCCCTGTCAAGACCTCTCCATCGCTGCGCCTCATCGGAAGGGACTCGCCGGAAGCCGGTCTGGCCTCTACTACGAGTTCACCCGTCTTGTCGACGAACACCTCAGGCTCGTCGACGCCAGCAAGCCCCGATGGACAGTCCTCGAAAACACCGAAGGGCTTCTCAAGAGTAACGGGGGACGGGACATGGCCGCCGTCGTCCGTGGTCTGGAAGAGCTCGGGTATGGGTGGGCCTACCGAGTGGTGGACGGGCGACACCTCGGCACGACCCAGCGACGCCGTCGAGTGCTCGTGGTCGGACATCGTGGAGGAGACCCCCGACCCGCATGGGAAGTTCTGGGTGACGAAGGAGCAGGCAGCCAAGCTACTGGAGCGCATCAAGTCGGCCGGTCCTCGAATGGACCCCGGCCTGTACCGAGCCCTGTCCAAACTGCTGGAACCGTAGTCTGGCGAAAGAGCGCCCGAGCCCGCGCCTCACTGGCTAAGGGCGGCTATGAGACGTGGAAGCCGGATGGCGACGCCAACACCCTCACCGGGTTCGACGGCGGTGGGCCCCTCCGGCAGACGCACTTGATCGCTCAGGGCGGCGGACTCCGCACCCTGACGCTCACGGAATGGGAGCGCCTCCAGGGCTTCCCAGATGGATGGACCAAAGACGCGCCGGATAGCGCCAGGTACACGCAACTCGGGAACGCCGTTGCTGTGCCGATGGGCGAGTGGCTGGGCCGACGACTGATGGCAGTCGAGGCAACCGTGCCAATGATCCGAACGACCGTCTGAAGGGATCGCCATGCCCAAGTTCGAGATCGACGTGAAGACGAACTTCCATCGCAGGTACGTGGTGGAAGCGGACACCAGCGAAGCCGCTATCACAGCGGCGCGCCAGCTGTTCGATGAGCGAAACGACGACGCCAGTCTCCCCGAGGGCCTTCTGTCCTGGGAGTACGCCGAGGACCCGGAGTTCACCGACTTCGGGCTTGTTCCCTAAGGAGTGCCAGTGGCAACCGCTAAGAAGACCGCAAAGAAGGCTCCGGCGAAGAAGGTCGCAGCGAAGACGCCCGATCGCCCCGCCCGACGCCCCGAGGTCAAGAACAGCTACGGGGAGTACGACGCCTACTACCTCAACCAGTCTAACAAGAGGAAGATGCCCAAGCGCTCGCGTGTGTCCGTCAGTCAGACGCTTCGCAAGCACAGCACCCTGGCCGGCATCACTGAGTCGGTGCAGGCATTCGCCAAGAAGCATGGTGTTGCCGCCTCCCAGGTTCGCCTTTCGGTGAACCGCTGGGACCAGGGCATTACCGCCAGTGCAGCTCGCGATGAGACGGATGAGGAGTTCGGCCGTCGCGTCAAGGAGGTCGAGCGGTTCAACAAGGCCCTTGACGCCTACCGGGCCGACAGGAGCGCCCAGCACGCTTGGGATGCCCAGCGCGAGCGCGAGCTCAACGAGGAGCGCAAGCAGCGAGAGGCCGACCTGAAGGCCCGCGCAGAGGCGGCGGCGTACAAGGATCTTGCGAAGCAGGTCCGAGACAAGATCAGCCAGGACGCCGCACTCATGGCGAGACTCGCGAACGAGGCGCTTTCGGACGAGAAGTTCGTCGCCACCCTTCGCTCCAGGTTCACGATCCAGTGAGCGTCATGACTCGGAGCATGCGGGGCTCGGGCATCTACACCGAGGTTCGACACACCCCGTCAGTGACGTGCGATGAGTGCGGCTGGTCCGGCGACATGGATGTCGTGTGGGACGACTACGACATCGGGCACTTCGAGTGTCCGGAGTGCTCCGAGGAGTCGGTCATTGAGCCCCCCGAGCCAGATCCCGACGAGGCCTACGAGCGGCTACGAGAGCAGAGGATGTGGGGATAGCGATGGACAAGATCACGATTCGCGTAAAGGAAGGCCCGGTCGGTAGCGAGACCCCCTGGGCCGAGATCGAGGGCGGCGTCGCGACACTCAAGAACGACTGCTGGTTCGTCCGCCTTGGGCACGGCGACAAGGTTCGAGTGGAGAAGGACGGCGACGACTGCTACCAAGTCGTCGAACTGCTTGAGCGGAACCCTGAGTCGTACTCCTGGCAGGTTCTACTGATTACCGAGGAGGAGGTCGAGTCTGGCTCCTTCCCGGATGAGATGGAGAGTCGCGGCCGGTGGGTCACCTTCGAGCACGACCTCGAGCAGGCGCTTGCTCCGATCCAGTTCAGCGCTGAGGGCGGCCACTCGATCGGACCCGGCCTCTTCACGCTGTCCATCGAAGGCGCTTTCACCGCAGACGAGGTCATGGAGATCGACGAGCACATCCACAACCTGGCAACCGAGCACCGCATCACCGCCTATGCGTGGACGTCTCCGGACGATGACCTCGGAGCCGAGGAGATCCTGGAGGACATCGAGTTCTCACTGTTCGAGGGCCTGCCCAGGACGAACACGACCTACCGGGCAGCGGACGACAACTTCTGGCCCCCGGACCCCAAGTTCCGCCAGTGGGTTCAGGAGCTCGCCGACACGGATCCGCGAGTCGCCAAGGACCTGGAGGCCATTCGGTACGACCGCGTGGTGACTCTGATCCAGCGAATGATGACGCCGCCCGAGGACCTGGTTCCCCTCGACGGCCCGATCTGGGAGGACTGATGGCACGCACATTCACGGTCCAGACCTGGGAGCCGGAGTGGGTTCCCTACACCTGGGTTGTCGAGGTCGACGACGACTCTCTGAGTGACGAGGAGGCGAAGGAAGTCGCCAGGTCGCTGGAGAAGGTTGTGGTCGTCACCCGCACGCCCTTCGTTGGAAACACCGACATCGAGGGCTCTCTCGAGCGCGAGATCGTGAGCGTCGAGGAGGGCAACACGCTCTCCGAGCAGTTGGAGGAGGAGGGCCTTGTCCTCAACATCGACTGACGAAGAGCTGTACGGCTGCGACAACTGCGACGGGGAGTTCCCCGAGGAGGACATGGCAACGCTCGGCGGGGACCGATACATCGAGGGCTTCGCGCCCACCGCCGTACCCGCCGTCTGCAACAAGTGCCAGGACGAATACGTGGCCCAGTTCGCATACCTAAGGAGGGCTCGATGACCGAGCTTCTAACTGATCGCCCGAAGGAGGGCGACGACGACTTCATCAACCCGACGCAGGAGTCTGACGGGCGTCCGAAGATCCACGCCAAGCACCTGAGCCTGATGGTCACGGCAGGGACCGAGGATCGCGATCGCACGATCGAGGAGTTCTACGCCGAGGTCAAGGCGGCGATCAGCACGATCGCCAGGGCGAAGCGAGTCACCCTCGCATCGCACTACTACATCCTCGACGGGAAGGTCTGCTTGCCGGCCGACTACGACCCGGAGACGCAGGACCGCAAGCCGGGAACTCACCCCCCGTCGTGGGCCGGTGGCCCCGCCCCCGAGCGAGCCGTGCGAGAGAGCTCCCTTGCGGGAATCGGCACTCCACCCTCGTCAGTCCGTGACAGCAAGCGGAAGAAGAAGGACGACACCGCCACCAAGGTCGACGCAGGCCTGAAGGCAGTCGAAGAAGCCATCACCCAAGCCAAGGAGGCTGCACAGTGAGTGACCTTGAGGACCTCGAGCCGATCCCCGTTGACGAGTTGCCGACCATCGGTCCCTGGCAGGTTCGCCTGACCATCAACTGCGAGTACGCCGAGTCTCCGGCGGATGCGGTTCGAGAGTTCATTGACTCAACCAACGAACTCGGCATCGCCACGTTCATGTTCCGCGTCGTTCACGAGGAGACCGGCCAGACGTACTTCGTCGAAGAGGGGCGCACCTACTCCATGGAGCAGCTCCAGTCTTTCATCGAGGACGCCAACCTCGACGGGGACGACGACGATGACGACGACGAGGACGAGGGCGACGATGCCTAACTGGTGCTGGAATCGACTGGCAATCACCGGCCCGGAGGAGACCGTCGCCGAGGCGCTGGAAAGCGTGGCTGCCGAAGCAACTCCTGACACCCGTCTGGATCCGGAGTTCGGTACCACGGTCTCCCCGTCGGCACTCTCGCTCGAGAAGATCAAGCCGACACCGGAGGACCTCGTAGGCAGCAAGACCGATCCCATGGCGCCCTTCGAGCTGCTTTACAACGAGCCTGGGCCAGGTCAGGCCGACGACTGGTACACGTGGCGGGTTCGCAACTGGGGCACCAAGTGGGACGTCGACGCCGAGATCGAGAAGCGGGAGCCGGGCGAGGCGCATCTGGCGTTCGATAGCGCCTGGTCTCCTCCAGTGCCGGCCGTAGTCGCCCTCTCGGAGCGGTTCCCCGACCTGGAGTTCCTGCTGACTTTCGACGAACCCGGGAACGACTTCGCCGGGCATCGGCTCATTCAGCGTGGAGCCATCATCGAAGCGGTGGACACCAACTCTCCGCAGAACCATGAAGAGGAGCCGTGATCGAGATTACCGTCTGTTGGACTCACGTCCGACAGATCGACGAGGGTATTCCGATGCTGGCTGGCATCGCCGGGGAATGGAAGCCGGAGTGGAAGAGCTCGAAGGCAACCTTCCTTTACCCGTGGGAGCGGGACGAGACCTCGCTGCTTGAGGCCTTGTTCGTCGCCACCAACACCTACGGGGCCTACGAGAGTGGACTCTGGTCGGCGATCGAGCCACTCCTCCCCACAGATCGTGACCACACCTCACTGTCCGTCGGGGACTCAGTGATTCTGGACGGGCGCACGTTTGTCTGTGCGCCGCTTGGTTGGAAGGAGGCCGAGTGAACATCGACGACATCGTTCGCCACATCACGGCGAACTGCGACGACGACGACCTGGACGTGATTGAGGGTGCCATCTCGGCCCGCAAGGACATCCTCGTCACGATGACCCGAGCAACACTCCGCACAGGAACTGCGGTCATCATCGCCGGAGACCTGCGACCCAAGTACCTCCAGGGCCTCGCCGGCAAGGTGGTGAAGATCAGCAAGACCAGGGCCGACGTTGAGATCACCAACGGCCAGGAGATGCGAGCCCTACACCCCAGGTACTTCCGTCACGACGGAGTTCTGCCGGGTGTCCCGATCTCCTGCCTGAAGGTCCTCTGATGACGACCGGGACGGTCGAAGCGACCTTACTGTCGGAGCGATTCCACACGCGGCCGAACCTCCGGTTCGCAGAGATTGTGGTCCGGCACGAGGACTACCCGATCCGCGCCATCGTTACAGACCATCCCCACCAGGCGGCTCACGTCGCAGTGTGGACACCGTCTGGATGGCAGACCATTCTCACTCGCGAGAGCTTTGAGCTTCAGATTGATGGCAACGGTAGCTCTAGGGCGTTCCCGCTCTTCTCTGAGTGGAAGGACGTTGCCCTGCGAGACTGTCGGACACTCATCGACGAGGCAACGGCGATCCTTGGCCTCGGGCCGGTGTGGGAATGAGCGACGAGCGACTTCCTGAGGGGTACCGATGGGCAGATGGCGAGTGGGAGGTCGAGGTACTCCGCGACCACCCCGAGTCTCGATGGATCGCCGATGGATCGCCCGAGGGTGGAATGAGCCTGGCTCTGCCCATTCAGCCTCGTGGCGACCACTCATTCGTTGTCACCGTCAAGGGATGTGAGCGGAGGCAGGCCGAGCAGGTCATTGCCGAGCGACTGTCCTACGACGAGGACTACGGCTTCCCGTACGAGGTGACCTATGAGTGACTACACGGCAACCGCAGGAAGGGTGACTGTCACCCTCACCGACATCGGCGAGGGCCTCTCGGGCGACTACGACCCGAAAGACCCCAATGATGTGCCGCTCTACCGGGCGGATGTCTTCCATGACATCGGTGCCGATCTCGACCTGGAGGACGGAGACAGCGAGTCCTTCTGCACCTGTATTCGTAGCGACCTGACCGACTTCGACTATCAGGCGCTCGTCCAGAAGGCGGCCGAGTTTGCCGCCGCATGGGTAGAGGAGCATGGCTCGACCCGAGGTGCCGCAGCGCGACTGTCCTGGTGGACCGAGTCGACGACGACTAGCCCGTTTGACAAGATCGAGGAGGAAGCGTGACGAGCACCATCGTCTACGTCCCCAAGAGCGAAGAGGTGCAGGCAAGGATCGCCCCTGGATCCGGGATCGTCTGCGCCGAGACGGATAAGCCCTACCGGATGCTCTACTTCGAGGGCAACATCTACAACGCGGTGAACATCCGGACGTTCGCCGACAAGGTCCTCATTGCCGCTGGGCGAGAGGCCGAGAACTACCCGACGGTCGCCAAGTACCTGGTCGACCCGGCAGAGGTTGAGGAGGTCGGCACTTTCGACGGCCACTCAATCACGGTGACCAACGAAGATGCGCTGCGTGAGTGGATCGGAGACTTCGACCCCTCCGAGCTGGAGACGTCTTGAGCCTTTCTCAGCCTTCTCTTAGGGACCAAGAGATGGTCCAGCGGCGGCGAGGCGGCGAGACACTGGGCGAGTTGGGGGCCTGTTACGGAATCACCCGCGAGCGGGTTCGGCAGATCGTTGACCGAATCGACCCCTCCGCCAACAAAGAGGCAAAGCGTGGGCGAAGGGCCGCTCGAGAGGCGAAGTTGAGGGAGAAGGCTCAGAGGATTGCAGAGGCCTCCTACGAGGCGAATCCCCGAACCCTCTACAAGCCCGGCTCTCAGTACGCGACCGTCTGGACTAACGAGGCGATGCTGGCCGCGCTTCGCAACCTCGCAAGCGAACTGGGCGAGACTCCATCAAGCAAGCGAATCAACGCGCAGCCTTCTGAACGGATCCCTACCGCAGCGATGTTCTACAGGCGGTTCGGGTCACTGAGGAAGGCGCAGGAGCTTGCCGGCCTAGTACCCAACGAGCGACTCCGGCGAACATACGTGAAGACGTATCCGAAGGAAGATGTTGTTCGGTTCATGGTCGAGTACATCCTCTGGGCTCAAGCGGCGGGAGTCGCCAGCAGCGCCAGGAACTACGACACCTGGTACGGGATGGACAAGGCATCCCGGCCCTCGATCGGAACCATCAGGAACCGCATGAACTGGAACGATGCAAAGCGACTCGCTATTGAGTCCATTCAGGTGAGCAACTAGAATCACCGCACGAGGCCCAAAGGAGGCTCAGTGACTACTGACACGTCTGTCATCAGTGGCTACACCCAGGCGATCGAGCAGTTGCCCGAGGAGGCGTTTCTCGGCTCTCTGCTCTGGTTCAGCATCACCAACGCTGATGTGAACCTGGAGAAGGCTCGCAACGACCTTGCGGCGGCCGGACTGGATCTTGGCACGATGCGAAAGATCCTGCGTCCAGTCGATGCGTTCAAGAAGGCGACCCGAGAGATCGGCGTCAAGTTCAAGCCGGTCGACGGTATCCGCTCCGAGATCATGGTTCGCCCAGTTGGTGAGGATGGCGAGCAGTCGCACCGCCACCTGATCCTAGAGCGCGCCGTGGTTCAGGCCGGCAAGAAGCGTCGGGTCTTCTACGAGAAGGTCGGCGAGCTGGTCTTCAACCGTGGCGTCAAGAAGGACGGCGAGTACTCCGGCTACAGCGTGGAGTCTCGCCGCACCACGATGAATCTGTCCACCCCGCTCACCGACGAGGAAGACGAGTGGCTGACGAAGAAGCTCGACTCCTTCGACGACCGCTTCACTCACCTGCTCACCCACATGGACAGCCACGCTGTTCGGACGTTCGTCCGAGACTACGTCGACTCCCTCCATGGAGTCTGCGTCAAGGAGTCGGGCGGGCTCTACTTCGTCTCACAGGAGCACTCCGACGAGGCGGCGAAGTTGGGTCAGTGGGTCCGGGGCATCGGCTCCCAGTTCCACGACCTGCCCCTGCTGAACCTGGTCGAGCAGCGCGAGATGATCCTCGAGGCCTTCGAGGAGGAGACCCTGGCCGAGATCAGCCGCCTGTCCGTGGAGATCACCAACATCCTCAAGGACCCGAAGCGGACGATCGAGACCAAGACGTTCGACTCCTACGGCGAGCGTGCTGCTGAGCTGAACGCGAAGATCCAGAAGTACAACCAGGTCCTCGGAGCCAGGGCGGATCGGGCGCACGTCGAGGCGACACTGTTCGCTCAGCAGGTCATGGCCCTCGCGCCGCGCATCCGTCAGCCCAAGGTTGTCGCTGTGGGGGCCCCCTAATGGGGGCAACCGATACTCTTGGCCGAAAGTCCCACCGAGATCGGAGTGGCTCCGTGAAGATGTCCCCCCACTTCTTCCTGCGGGAAGGAGATGGCTCAGTCCGGCTTCGCATCCGGTTCGGGCCTGAGGAGGCGACTCGCATGGAGGTCGCCGCTGGATCAACGCCAGTGATGACGTGGATCCACGAGACGCTGGCCGAGAAGGCAGACGAGGTAATCGCCCAGAAGGCGGCAGAGCGCAACCAGCGCTACTCACCGCCCGAGTAGTAGCGACCGCACGAGGCCCCAGGAGGCCAGCATGACAACACGAGTAGAACCAACCTCCACAGCGGTGGCACGGAGCCGCATCGAGGAGTCGCTGTCCAAGTGTTTCGGAATGGACAGCATCCGACAGTGCGACGCATGCGGCTGCATCTTCCTCATTACGGACGAGGGTCCATATGTGTGGGTCGACCGCTACGCATATGTCGACCATGAGGGTTACGCGCACTCAGAGGAGTGTGACTGCCACACCATCCGGAACGGTCAGGACCCGGAAGCCGGATGAGCGGCCGCCCCTACGAGCACACGGTCGAAGACGCCCTATTCCTCTGGGAGAACGGCGTCCGCGATATGAAGACGATCGAGGAACGGCTTGGCATCGGTCGAGATGCGATCAACAAGGCGTTCAGGCACCTGAAGCTGACTGCTCCGTGGCGCACGAAGTGACTTTGACCGGAGCGGTGCTACTGGCCGTCTTCGCCGGCTTTGCGCTGTACGTAGCAATCGACACGGCCCGACTCTTGTGGGACGAGATCAAGGAGTGGCGAAGTGAGGATGCTTAGCGAAGAGGTCTACACCCCTACAGACGAGAGCGGTCGTCCGATCATGGATGAGGCTCCAGTGAACTGGCACTCCTATGGAGATGGCCTTGAGCGAGCCGTTGTGTTCGAGCCTGGATTCAACACCGGCAATCGGAACTACGGCCGCTCCTCCATGAAGATCCGATTCCTTCTCCGTGGAGACAAGGGGGCCGCGCAGTTCCTGCTGGGAACGGACTGGACCCCTGGTTTCGATACGACAAAGCTGGGCCTGGGCGCCAGTGGGTGGGATGTCGGCTACCACGCTGTTCGGCCGCAGTACGAGGGGCAGTCGGAGATGGATTGCGAGTACCTGCCGGGTGGCAAGTGCTTCTACGACGGATCGGGCCTGGCCGCCGCCGAGCTCATGGAGCGCTTCTTCGCCGAAGGTGAGAACGCGGTCTGGCGCGAGCTCGAGGCGAGGTACAGCTGGATTGAGGTGGACGCGTGACTATCAAGCAAGAGGCTCCCTGGAGCCAGCTGCCGTACATGAAGGACTGGCAGTACGAGGTCGCCAACGGAGACACCCTCCTGGGCTACCGGGACTGGCTGGTGGAGGTTGCCGAGAAGGGTGAGTGTGACACCTGCGGCGATCTCTATGATCTGGCCAGCCGAGATGGGCGATGCGGAGACTGCGGAGAGTGCCCTGAGCACTGCTCCCACGAGGTCCATGACGTTCCGCTGTGGGATGACACCGAGGAGGACATGTGAGCGACGAATTTGCTGGCATCTTTGACCACCTAACCCCCGCCGACTTCGAGCGCAAGACGTCGGCAGTCGCTGAGGACAAGCCGGCCAGCGACACGTTCGACCGCTTCGTCGAGGATCAGATCCGGTCCCTTCGGTATGCCTTCGCGGGTTCAGACGGCAATCTGTTTCCTCTGACCACGATCGCAAGCGCAACGGTAGAGCGGGTCTATGCCGCAGACGACGATGAGACGCTCGGCCAGTACGTCGACCGCGTCGCACGCGAAGCCCGACTCATCTCCGCGACGCGGGTCTTCACCTTCAAGAAGACGGTCGTCGGCACCTTCCAGAGCGACGAGGAGCAGCGCTCCGACTCCCAGGAGGCAATGCAGGAGGCTCTCGACGCTGGCACCACTCAGGAGGCTGTGTACTGGTACGCCGAGGAGCGAGACGGCAACCAGTTCGAGGTTCGTCATGGCTTCGTCGTGATCGAGGGCCTGGCCACCCTGGGTGCGAACTTCGAGGGTGCGCCGCAGCGCAACGAACTGTTCTCCAGGGTGCTCGGAGGCTGACATGCCCTACTTCGACGACGATCCGGACCCGGGTTACGAAGGTGGCGGGCCAGAGGGGGCTGGGGGTGGTGATTTCCCCTGGATGGCCATGGGCGCTGGCTACGCGCTCTACCGGCACGGACAGGATCAACAGACCGCGCAGCTGCTGAATGCCCAGCGCCAACCTGTCCAGGTCACCGTCAACGTCAATACCGATGAAGACGAGCGAGTCCCGCACGTCAACATGCTGGACTTCACGACGGCCGACATCCCTGAGTGGGATGACTACATCGGCCAGGAGAACCTCAAGCGCCAGGTGATGATCCGCCTCAAGGCGGCCCAGTCTCGTGGGGAGCGATTCCCTCACACCCTGCTCGCATCGGGGTTCCCCGGCGTCGGCAAGACGACGATGGCTCGACTCATCGCGAAGATGATGGGCGTGCCCATGACGGAGACGATGGCACCGATCTCCGCCTACACGCTGGCCGAGGCTGCCATGGCACTCCCCGACCACGGCGTGCTCTTCATTGACGAGATACATGGTCTAGCCAACAATGGCAAGCGAGGCGCTGAGGTACTCCTGAAGGCCTTGGAAGACGGGATCATCTACCTCTCGGATGGCACGGTCTGCGAGTTGCCCAACATCACGATCATCGGCGCAACAACGGACAAGGACATGCTGCCCGAGCCGGTGATTGACCGCTTCCGCTTCCGTCCGGAGTTCAGCCCCTACACCGACCCCGACCTTTGCGAGATCGCCTCCACCTTCGTCTCACGACACAAGGCATGGGACGCGATCATCGACCCGTCGAAGCCTTCGCCGGAGAACATGGCGATCCTGTGGGACCTGGCGCTGGCTTGTCGGAACACTCCACGAATCGTTGAGGAGTACATCCTTGCGGCTCGCGACCTGGCAGTGGCTCTCAATCGACCGCCCACCGCACAGGAAGTTCTGGAGTTGGTCGAGGTTGAGCCGGACGGCATGACCAAGCAGCACATCAACTACATCACGGCGATGCGGACGTACTTCCCTCGCGAGCTCAAGGAGGGCGGTTACGAGTATGTCGTTGGTGAGCCAGCCATCATGCAAATGCTTCGCGAGACCAAGCAGGGTATCGCCCGGATCGAGCGATTCCTCATCGAGCGAGGTCTCCTCGACCGAACGCCTCGCGGCCGCCGCTTGACCGACCGTGGCGTCACCCGGGCCGAAGCGTTCATAGCGGAAGGTAAGGGCATTCGGGATGTCTGAGTGGACCGACAAGGCGACGTGGAATCACGAGCGTGCGTGTTGGACAGTGAAGGAAACGGACACCCATTGGATTGAGGTGGTCCCGTTCATCTTCACGGCCGGCATCGTCACGACCCCGAAGAACGACGCGCTGGGCTACGACGATCGCTTCTGCTACCACGACACCGACACGGCGATCGAAGCCACGCTCGCATGGGATTGCGACAAGACGTATCAGCCCGACGGATGGCATCGGCGGATCCTGGGACAGGAGACGCGGGCAAAGGCCTCCATCTACGAGGGCGAGAACTGCTTCGAGAACGATCGAAGGTAAGGAGGGCGCATGCCCCTCAGTAATCCACCCGACTTCTACCGACACATGAAGTTGATCGCACAGACGCAGGTCGAGCAGGCGAAGGCGCTGATACGGATGGCCAGCGCCCTTGAGGAGTTGATTCGGATCCTCAAGGAGGAGCGAGAGGAGGCCCAAGGTGAGGCTCGTTAAGGATGCTCAGACGTTCGTGTGGGACGGGGAGGCCCCGGTTGACCCGCACTGGCTGGGCACGAAGGTCGGAGAGCAAATCGTCGTCCGGTATGTCATGGACCTGGACGACATCATCAACGCGGACGGACTCCAGGGAATGAACGAGTATCTGGACAACGTCGTGCAGTGGCCGTTCGTGATGACCGACATCGGCTACGCAGTTGGACAGCCGGACCCCGAAGATCAGCTCGGCAACGACTTCGTGCTGATCGAGGCGACGGGAATCCTGGAGGATTGCAGTGAGTGACCTGTTGGTCAACCAGTCAGTGCCACTCCAGGACTACTTCGACCTTGCTCAGTCGGTGATCAACCGCGAGGAGGACCAGGAGAGCCTGGCGGCAACCCTGGCCCACAGTCTTGTGGAGTTGGCCTGGGAGGTCCAGAGGTTGGCGGCCGAAGTTGAGAAGTGGGGTACTGCCGCCAACGTGTACGAATCGCAGCGCGACGCGGCTTACGCTGAGGCTGAGGGGCTGAGCGAATGATGGACAAGTGGGCCGACAACTCGATTCAGTTCCCTCGGCTCATCGCCGAACTGGAAGCCGCTGGTGCCTTCACGCCTGAAGTCCTCACTGAGCTGCGTGAACTGATGGACCTAGACACACACGACATCATGGAACTGGTTGACCGGGCCCAAGCGCAGTGGGATCACATCAAGGCTGGGTTGTGAGCGAGAGGGACCAACTGAAGCGCTGGGCATGGTGCCTCGGGAGAGCCGAGTGACGGGGTAGTTCCCTTCATGAAACACCCAGCAACGGAAGCCCCCGACCTTCACCCACCGAAGGTCGGGGGCTTCCCTTTCCAAGGGAGGAAGATGGGTAATCGTCGCAACTGGCAGCACAGACGAATGGTCGAGGCCACTAGGGCTGCCGACAGGGCTAACGTCGCAACACTTGATCGCCCTGAGGCATCCGGCTGGTGGAGCGCGCACGACAAGTGCTGGTGTGGGCTCGAATCGGGCCACACTTGGCCGGGTAAGAGCCTTGGTGTAGCCCACCCTCGATGATAGTGTTCATTCGCTCTAGGCCCGAGGAGGCTAAATGAGTGAGCAGAAGGAGTACTTCGGCGGAAAGGCCCCGAAGCCGCTTCCGTGGAACCCGCTCCCGTACATGCAGGAGTACCTGGACGACCTAGCAGTGAACGGTCGTACGACTGGTGAGCCGGTCACTGAGGGCTACTCCCGGATGGTTCGAGTCGGCCTCAGTCGGTTCGCAGCCTTCGCGGCCGGCGAGGGGGTCAAGCATCCCGGAGAGATCACCAGGGCGCACATTCTCAGATATCAGGCTCACCTGATGGCAGAGACGACCAGCAAGGGCGAGCCACTCAAGGTGGCCTACCGCCAACAGCTGCTGACGTACGTGCGTGGCTGGATCTACTGGATGGTTGACGTCCAGCACATCGACAAGAACCCCTGGATTGGGATCAAGGTCGGGCGGACGCCGAAGAAGGCTAAGCCGCTGGAAGACGACGAGATCGCGCAACTGTTCGCCACTCATAAGCAGCAGGCGTTCACTATCAGCCCATTCCTGTTCCATAGGCGTGAGGTTGTTCTCGCCCTGCTGTATGGCTGGGGACTTCGCATCCACGAACTTCAGTCGCTCAACGTCAGCCAGATGGACATGCGTCTGGATTGGGTCGAGGTGCGTAACAAGGGCGGTGGCTCCAAATCCCTGCCCTACGCGGACACCCTGAAGCAGTCCGTTCAGCGTTACCTGGTACACCGCGCCGCCCATGCCGAGGTTGGCGAGGATGCGCTGCTGATTCAGCAGTCCGGGGCGAGGCTTTCGATCTCGTCTATTCGCAAGATCGTGACAGAGCTCGGTGACCGAGCCGGCGTTCCGATCAACCCGCACAGGCTGAGGGACACCTTCGGAACCACGATGCTCGACAACGACGTTCAGGTCGAACGAATCATGAAGATGATGGGCCACACCAACAGGGCCCAGACGATGGCTTACGCCCGAGTGAATGACCACAAGGTCAAGGAAAGCCATGACGCGGTGATGAACCCCGCGCTCAACCGTCTGCTTGGAGGCAGTGCATGAAGAAGATTCAGGAAGTCATCGAGTACGCAATCCTGGTCGATGGCGAGCAGGTCGGGACCCACTTCGCGACTGAGTCGGACCCGCTGGAGATCGCCGACGGACAGGAGGCCCGAGAGATCCACCGATGGGTCGAGAAGCAGGACGGGTCCTGGCTGGTCTCCGGTTCAACGATCGCTCCAGCCGAGTACGTCCGAGAGCGTGACATCCCGCACGAGATTCGCCCATGGCGACCCTTCATGGAGACGACGCCGTACGACAAGTCCGGTCAGGACATGAGCGAGGAGCTGCGGGAGAACGGCGAGGTGTTCTTGGCCAACAGCCACTACCTCGTGTTCCGGCGCGAACTCCGCAGCATGATCGAGGACCAGCCGCCGCAGGTTCACCTGTCTCTCCGGACGGTCGAAAACGACACGCGTCACGACTGGCGCGAGATGCAGCGGATCAAGAACGAACTGTGTGGGCCCGACTGGGAGGCTGTCGAGCTCTACCCAAGGGAAGACCGCATTGTTGACCAGGCGAACCAGTACCACCTTTGGTGCTTCGCGTTCCAGCTCCCCTTCGGCTTCGACGATGGAGTCCACACGGCAACGACCGAAGAGGCTGCCGAGGTAGGGGCGACCCAGCGATGATTCTCGACTGGATTCGGGTGGCAGAGGAGCGAGAGGGGCCGAGGCTCAGCATCGAACTCGTCCCCCGCACCTGCTGGTACAGCAACGTGCGGAGCAACGTATCCGCTGCGGACTGGGAGAAGTGCAAGCAGTTCGTCCGCAAGCGCTCCGGCGATCGCTGCGAGGTATGCGGCGGCAAGGGTCCGAAGTGGCCGGTTGAGTGTCACGAAATCTGGGACTACGACGACGACGAGTCTCGTCAGACCCTCATGGGTCTCATTGCCCTCTGCCCCGACTGCCACGAGGTCAAGCACATTGGACGGGTGTCCGTAACCGAGGGCCCTCCAGGAATCGTCCGCTGCCTTGAGCACTTGGGCAGGGTCAATGGATGGGACCTCGAGACCTGCGAGGCGTACGTCAAAAACGAGTTCCACATCCACGCACTCCGCTCGCTCTCCGAGTGGGAGTTGGACGTCTCGTGGCTCTCGTTCCTCGGTATCGAGACCGGCGATCTGGACAGGAGTCGGTGATGGACCTGAGCGACGTCCTCGAAGACCTCAAAGAGCGCCTGCATCGCGCAGACGACGAACTCCAGGCGATCAGTCTTGAAGTCCCGAAAGATGAGCGGCTGCGACTCCTGGGCAAGGCGGAAGGGGTCCGTCTCGCGCTCTCGTACATCCGGGAGTACGAGTCTTGAGGACCACTCCAACGATCAGAGCCTGGAAGAAGCGTCTCAAGGGAACCGGCTGCACCATCACAGTCACCAGGGGGGGTCACCTGTGCATCACGTGTCCAAATGGGTATCGGTACTTCACCGGAGCAACGCCGTCCGACCGACGAGCAACCATCAACGCCATCAAGGACATCTCGCGGCATGGCGGCGTGGAGTTGCGCGTGTAGAACTCCTGCTAGAGAGGGTCCTGACGGCCGAGCCGGCGAGGTGGCTCTAGCCGCCCATCACTCCCAGGCTCGACGGTCACCGATCCATTCGCCACTGATTGCTGGTAGTGCCGAGAATTCGACGGCCATTCCATCCGCCGAACTCTCTCGGAACACGACGACGGCGCCGCTTTGATAGCCAAGCGCCTTCGCGTGTCCACACCCGTGGCGCACGCCCTCGAACCAGGGTTCGCTGGAGTCGTTGGCGTTCCCGGTGTCATTGGAGTCGTAGAGCGTCTTAACCTCGAGCGGCGTCAACTCTCCAACCCCGGCATACAAAGTCTTGGCGGTGAGCTGGATTTGGTTGACGTAGTCATCGCCATAGGCAGTCCCGTCGCCACCAACCTGAATAGGCGAGCCATCCCAGTCGTACGAAGACGTCGGAACCGTATCGTCGTACCCGCTGTACCGGACCAGGACCATCGGGTTCCCGAGCTTGGACAGTTCCGCAATCCAGTGCGGGAAGTCTGAGATCAAGAGAGAGCTGTTGCTGCTGTAAGAACCGGAGCCGTCGATTACACAGACGATCGCCCCGCCCGACACGGCATTATCGACGGCCGTCTTAAGTGGAGTCAGCTCGGCGGCGTCGGTAGACATCGCCCACATTGACGAGTGGTTGGCCGCGCTCGTGGCATAACTCAACGAGTTTGAGGGTCGAGTGGTGTTGGTTACCAGCGAGAGCACGGTGCACCACCTGTGATAACCGTTGTGCCCGTTGTAGATGGCGGCAGGAACTGACGACTCCAGCGCCACCGGATCCAGTGGGGCTGCCTTCACGTTCCACTGACACTCAAAGAAGCGCCAGTTGTACGCGAAGAGTGCCGCCATCCCCTCAAACCACTCGGCGGAATTGGCGGGCCCAACCGGAGTGGTCGAACTCCACTCCGAGGCGGTTGGGCTTCCGCGCCGAAAGCCGATTCGGGCCGCCCCTCCAGCATACTTCTGTGTACTTTCGTTGTAGCTCAAGTAGTGCCACGTGTGGTGAACCAACCCGTCGTAACCCAGAACCGGAAGAAACGGCATCTACGGAACCTGGATCGTGTAGTCGGACTCCATCGGGCCGGTCTGATTCTGATACGAGCCTGAATAGGTCTCAAGGGGCGTGCTGCCACGCTGAATCGAGACCTGGGCGATCCTCATGCCGGCGTGAAGTGTGATGCTCCAGGGGGCGCCGTTCCTGACGACGAGCGTCAGAACTCCGTTGAATCCCGAGTCAACAACGCCGGTACTCACCTCAAGGCCGATTCGCGCGAGCCCCGACTTTGGCATCACGAAGATCGCCAGTGGCGGCTGGATCTCGATGTACTCCTGGGTGGCGGCCAGGATTGTCTCGCCTGGGGCGAGGACGATGGTCTCGTCCTCGTGTAGGGACGTGTGGTTCGGGGTGATGCTCGCCGTGTCGAGCGAAGTGATCGACCCCTCGAACGTCCGGTACTTGGAGTCGAGATGCACGTCCAAACCAGAGGGGTTCAGGCACTCCTCGTGGAACGGGTCGATGCGGAGCTCCCGACCGCGACGGATCAGCGAGTCGATATCTCGATCTGACAGGAACATCTCTCTCTCCTAGCTTCCAACTGCCGTAAACGTGCGGTCGTCGCCTTCCAGCAGGCCCTCAAGGTTGGGGGCTCCGAAGGAAAGCGGGGTGATGTAGTAGTAGCCGTCTCGGGGCGTGTCGAAGGGGGCGTCGGGTCCCGTTCCGTAGAGATCGGTGCTCTGCAAGAGGATCCCAACTGCGGCCTTCTGTCCATGAAGGGTGATCTTGTAGGCGACGGTTGAACCCGGGAAGTCCGGGCCGTTGAACCACGACAAGGGCGGCTGGTGCTCCAATCGGGCAACCGTCTGAAATTCGTACCCCTGAATGGCTGTAACCAGCGCCGCGCCATCGGTGTCGTTCTTGTAGACCATGCCGACAAGAACTGGCTCGTCGTTCCAGAGCGTGTTGGCCCAGAACTCCGGCAAGCCGTAGGCGTTTAGCCACAAGCCCCAGCCTGTGGCGTTGTAGTCGAACTTCATTGAGGTTCCTTCGGGGCTGAGAAGGAGCTGCCACCCCCGAATCTCCAAGCCGGCCCCAGTCTCAACAATGCGGAGCCATCCTAGCTCGTTGGTCACCTCTGTTTCGTTCGTCATGCAATACATCGAGTTGTCTGAACGAACCAAGGGCCCCTGCCACCCGGTCAGAAGGCCATTCAACTCGGATGCGGTGTAGCTGCTGAAGGGGAGCCCGGACATACATGTGACCGTGCAGACTTCGGGCGCACCAGTGATTCCGTATCCACTTCGCGCAACCCTGATGTACGCATTGTTATGCCTACCGTAATAGAGGTAGTCATCCGTCATGAAGGTGCCGTAGGCATCCCTGTGTGTCTGAGCGATGTCGGTGTTCGGTTGGGACTGGACGAGGGTTGCGCCACCAGCACCGACCGAATAGGTGTCGAACGAGGTGATCCCCTGATTTCCACCCATTCGGTCGTTGGGTGCGGCGTTGACGAAGTAGTTGTCGCCGGTCTTCCAGACCGAGTTTCCACCAGAGGAGGGGAGGGCTTGCAGGATTTCGACGTCCATCCCAGTCACACGAAAGACGTAAGCGGCGCATCCTGAGAGGGAGCCGACGTGATCGTCGGCGGCGTCAATCCCGACCACGACGATTCCGTGGGCTGGAAAGGAGTGACTCACGGTGTTGCGGGCGTAGCCGTTCTCGGTCATGAATGTCTCGAGCGGTCCCACCTGGCCATCCATGGTGGCAACACGGGCGTGCATCTCGGAGCCGGTGCCGGTGTAGGTGGAAAAGAGAACGAGTATCCGTTCGTCGTCAATGCGCGCCTGGACGCCATACTCAGCATACGTCCTGTAGTTGGATGGGTTGCTCGGGCTGTCCCACCAGTGGTCTTCGCTATGCACTGCGAAGAACTCGTTGCTCCACTCCATGATTCACCTCCTCCCTGAGGTATCGACGCCTGGTTGATCTCGACTCAGGTGGCTAGGGCCTTGTGGAGGAACTCCCCCACGGACGCCACGCGCCGGCCGGGGGCCACTTCGCAGTCCTGGTTCCACGGGCGGTCGATCAGGTAGGCGTCCGTGCCTGCGGCCACCAGGGCCTCGTAGTTGGCGGGCTTGTCCTCACACATGACGTCGGTTCGGACGACCGTCTTGTCTTTGGCGAACGTCAATGAGTGGAACGGGATGTCCATCTTGAGGAGCCACCTCATGGTGTTCCGCTTGGAGGCGAACGGGGTTGTTCCGAAACCCCGATCGGTGATGATGTGAATCTCGTGCCCAGCGGCATAGGCGGCCCGAACGTCCTCGTCCGCACGATCCAGACACCCGCCCGAACCGAACAAGACTCCAATGTCCGCCGCGCGGTTGCAGTGGAGCAGGAACTCCTCGTCGGTCAGCCCCCAGTCCTCGTAGAAGCCCCAGTGCGTTGCATCCTTGTGGAGCTGATCTGGGTGAAGCCCTTCGTAGGACTCGAGGTAGTGCCGCAAGGAGTCGGCGAAGTCGTACATGCAACCATCAAGGTCGATTCCGATGCGCGTCCGCTTGTCAACCATTTGTCAACCAATCCTTCGCCCGTGAAACCAGATGCGATTGCCGGCTACCCCTGTGAAGCCGGTGGCTGTTGGCCTTACCTCAGACAGGCACCAGAGATGGTTCTCTGTCGGACACGCGGAACACATCGTCTGAAGGGACGTCTTGCCCAGCGACTTGATGATCTTCGCCATCTCGTTCCCAGTGCGGGCGTTCTGCTCCTTGACCAGTGGCGCAAAGTCCACCTCGTAAGGCTTGCCCTTGCAGGGAACCTCGGTCTCGTCGTTGGGTGGAATGCGCTGCTTCAGGCTCACTTAACCCCAGTCCCCTTCTTCTTTGCTTCTTCCTTGCGACGCTTCTCGGCCTCCTCGTACTTGGCCTCACGCATCGCCCTGAGCTGATCAGACTTCGATGTTCCGCCCGTCTTCTTGGCCATCAGCCGACGTCCTGACTGGCCTCGGCTGCCGCCAGGGCCTTGCGGCAGTTCTCCGAGCAGTAGCCCGATCCCCTGAAGATGGCGATGCGGATCTGCTGCTTGCAGTTCTGGCAGGTGTCGCTACTCATTTCACATACTCCTCAGTCTTCATGCAGTGGTAGCAAGCGTCCGGGTACTGGCCGTGCTCACAGAGTCCCGAGCGAGCGAACTCGCTCTTGCGCTGACGCCAAAGCGCCATGCCAGTAACGCCTGGTAGCTCAATGAGATCCCAGAGCAGAACCTGGGCGACCTGCTTCGGGATGATGACGCCCTTCGCGTTCGGGGCCCCATGGACGAAGTCGTGGCAGCGCCGGCAGAGCGAGATGAGGTTTCCTGGAACGTCGTCAGAGCTGCCTCGTCGATAGCGGATGTGGTGTGGGTCGACCGGCACGCCAACTCGTCCACACCAGCGACAACGGCCACCGTCTCGCTCGAGGACCTCCTGCTTGAGGATCCGGTCCAGCCCGTCATAGCGCCCCATCAAACCAAGCCTCAATGTGGACGCGTGTCAGGAAGTCGTTGACCTTCTGCCAATCCGCATGCTCGGGTACGTCTGCGGAGTCCAGGGTCTCCCTGAGCTCCTCCTCGAGGTCGATCGCAACCGACATGATCTCCTTGTAGGAGTAGCGGCCGGCTCGCACCGCCCTCAGCATCTCGCCGTCCGCCCCAGGGATGGGCAAAGTAATTCGACCCTCCGTCAGGAACTCACACCCCTGGATTCCGAGGCGCAGCATGTGCATCGCGAACTTGGTGTCGTAGCCAAACTGGGCGACCAACTCAGGCCGATTGGATCGAGGTGCCCGAAGGCCAGCCCGCGAATCCTCCATCCGCTTCCGCTGGGCGTCCATGTATCCCAGGAAGCGACGGCCTGCCGACTTGGTCACGAAGTTGTCGCTGAACTTCAGCAACTCGTCTCCAGAGCGAGTCGAGTACATGCGCTCGGGCGGAGTGAACAGCGAGACCAGGATCGAGGGATTTCCAGCGGACGCCAGTTCCACGAACTTGTGAAGCGAGTGGATGCTGAGGTCGATATCCCCAGCCTTAGAACGCTCCCCATTCTCGGCCGTGCGCCAGACCAGTGACGAGAAGGGCCGCAACCCCAGGACTTCATTCGCTGGCATGAGAGAGATGCCCAGGTAGTCCAGGTCGCCCCCGTCGGCGCTACTGGTTCCGTAGACCGAAGATCCAGTCTCGGCGAGGAACATGATTCGACTGGCAGCCTTTGGATACGCGTCCCAATCAGAGCAGTACTTGCCCTCGGGGAGAACCAGGTTGCCAACGATCACTTCGCCTCGCCCCCCCAGACGTGAAGGCGAAAGGGGCCGCCCGAGGCGTTGAACTGCTGCTCGAAGTTGAGGGCGTCTTCAGCGGTCGCCAGATCGAGCGTGCCCCGCCCAACGGTCTCGCCAAACGCGATTACGTCCATGACGAAAACAGGCATCAGAAGCCCACCTCGTCGTCGCTGGCTGCGACGGGAGTCGCGTCCCAGTGGTCAGCCGTGCGGCCAAACGAAACCCCGAGCTCCTCGGACTCCTCAGCTGTCGGGACTGACTTAGCACTCGCGGAGCCCCCAACGCCGTCATCAGCCTCTTCGGGAGCGAAGTGCGACACCAGCTGAACTGACTCCAGTCCAAAGATGTGGTGACGCGACAAGCCCCCCTTGCGATCTTCCTCGTAGCGGACGTTCTTGACCCTCACCTCCAGCATCAAACGGAGGTGAGTGCCACGTGCGTAGCCCTCAGCCATCTCCATCGTGATGGCCGGCAGTTTCGCCATCATCGAGGTCACGAACTCACCCTCGAACTTGGCTACCGCAATGGGTTCGCCAGGTTCGTACTCACGAGTCTCGTCAGTCATGCCTTTGCCCTTCCCCCCACGCGAGGGTCGTCGACGCCCGGAACCAGGCGCGAGCGAAGCGAGCGAGGCCCGAAGGGCCGGTCCTGGTGAGGACGTCGCGCGATCCCTCGCGTCTTGGCAGCCTGTTTCATCCCCTGCTCCTGTTCCTGCACAAAGCGAACATTAGCGAACATCTGCTTCACCGCCAGGAAGGAGCCCGTAGCGTGTCTTGACTTCCTGAGTGACCGCCTTTGCCAGGACCTCGTTCGCCTTCCTGAGCGTTGGTGACTGGTCCTGGAAGTCCGCGTTGATGATGCGCGCGTAGAGATCCCAGAGCTTGTCCTGGTCGAGATCGCCGACCGTCTCTGCCATCGCGTATGCGACCTGGCTCACGATGCGATCCGAAACTTGCTCGCGCGAAGAAGTAACTTCCTCCTGCTGGTAACCAGAAGCCTGAGAACTTGATGTAACTTCCGGAGTAGCGGGTAGGTAGCCTGTCGGTTCTTGTTGGTTCTTCTTTTGGTTACTGTCGCACTCTGAGACTTTGGATCGCTCACTCTGAGACTTTGGATCGTCAGAGTGAGACTTTGGATCGCCCTCCTTCAGCCGCACAATCTTGTGTGCATAGAGCCACTCGTCGTACGAAATGAACTCCAGCTGGTCGTCCAGGTTGACTGAAATCAGGTCCGAGGTACGACCACCACGGCTCTGCGATGAGCGCTTGATCCTGGCGATCAGGCCGACCTGTTCCAGGTACGCCAGGGCGCGGTTGATCGTGCTGCGACCGAGGCCCGTGTCGTCGGCCAGGAGGGCCTGAGAGGGCCAGCAGACACCCGACTGGTCGGTGCGTGCTGCCAGCGCCCTCAGGACCGTCCTGGGCGTCTTGTGGAGGCTCTTGAAGCGGTCGCGCACGAACTCCTCGTCGCGGAAGGTCATGCGTCACCACCGAACATCGAGACATCCTCGAAGCCGTCGGGCAACGAGCGCTCGGCCAGGCCGTGCTCCTGCTCCCACGAGGTGGCGTCCTTCTCCTTGTCGTACTTGAACCGGAGAATCGGCGGCCGTCCATTTGTCTTCTCGAAGGAGCCGCGAGAGAGGGCGTCGATGTAGTGGGGGCGAACAGTGGCCACCGATACGCCATAGCGAGCGGCTGCCATGTTGAGGAAGTCATCCTCGGTCGTCGGGCACGCCTCCAGGAGCATCTGCTCGAGCGATTCGGCGCTCGGCCGACTCCACTTCTCGTTGGAGCGCTCAGCCTCCTGGTAGTACTCGTCGTGCGAGTACGGGGTGATCGCCGAGTATGCGATCGACGTGCGGTCGCGGTACAGCGCCAGGGGCTCGGGTGCGGCGTGGTCACGGAAAGCGGTGAACGTCGCAATCGAGTTGAACGGGTTCTCCACCGAACGGTTCAGGAAGTTCAGCAGGATGGTCGCGTTCGGCCACCCGGTCCAGAGGAACGACCCCGCCACCGAATCCGGATCGGCAATGTCGTTGTTCTCCTTCGCCTTGCCGCCCTGCGACTTCTTCATGTGATGCGTCATGACGACCGAGACGCCCGTGTTGTGGATGACCTTGTCGAGGACCTCGAACGCCTTCATCAGGCTCTTCGACGACTCCATGTCCGCCAGGAACTTGTAGGCGGTGTCCAGGATCACGACCTCGGCACCGTTCTGCTCCACCAGCTGAGCGAGCACGTCGTACGCACCCTCGTGGTCGAGGCGGAGAAGGTGGTCGTGGTCGATGAGGAGGTTCTCCATCGCGGCGCCGTAGGCCGGTCGCTTCTCGATCAACTCGTGGAGACGCGTGAACAGTGAGTACTTGCTCAGCTCGCGGTCCAATAGCAGAGTCCTGACGCCACCGTGACGGACGGCCTCAGGGTCGAAGCCGTCCTGCCCCAGGTTGTTGATGGGGAAGCGGTCCAGGAAGGAGACACCCGCCGACAGTGAGAGGGCGAGGTTGTCCACGAAGATCGACTTTCCGACCTTTGGACGGCCGGCGATAAGCAGACGGCCACCACGCGGGAGGATTCCCTCAGCCACGAGGAACGTAGCGGTCTCGGGCGGACTCTCGGAGATCTCCGCCAGGCTCAACACCTTGTAGGGAGTAGCCCGCTTTCCGGTCGCCAACTCCGCGAAGTCAGCGTTGGAGTGACCGTCTCGCATGAAGAAGTCGTTGATATCCGTCTTGCGGACATCTTCATCCTCAGGCAGCGGGAGGACGATGTTCCGGGCACGCCACCCGATATCCTCCAGCCGCTTCATCGCAGCTTCCTGTCCAGGGTTGTGCCCCTGGCAGCGTCCGTGCGACTCGCACATCCGGCAGACCTTGCCCTCGTCAGGCTTGTCATAGATGTGGTGCTCGGGGTTGTCGTTGTCGAAGCAGATCAGGACCTTGCGAGCCTTGATGAACTTGGCCTGCCACTCCGGCCGCCACTGAGAAGCGCCGGGTACAGCCACGGCGGCGTACCCCATCTGGACGAGCAGCATGGCCTTCTGCTCACCCTCGCAAAGGAACACCTGTCCATCTGCGTCGCCGATTGCATCCTGGGCGTTGAAGAGGGTCGTGGTCGAGCCCTCTTCCCAGGTGTACTTCTTCTTGCCGCCGTCCGGGTTGTAGTAGCGGAAGAGGACGGGCCGGCGTCCCTCGAGATACGGAATCACGTATCGGCCATGCTCGGCGTCGTAGCCGAGGCGGAACCGCTCAATGGTGGTGTCCGTCAGGCCATGGTCATAGAAGGGCTTGCGGAGCGCCGTGGTCAGGAGGCGCTCGTACTCCTTGAGCTGCGTCTCCTTGCTCTTGAAGGCGGTGACGTAGTCGTCTTCGACGTCGATGCCGAAGAAACGCTCAAGCGTCTGAAGGTTGCCGCGCTCGCCACATGAGGCCGAGTGGCAGGTGTAGAGACCGCTCTCGGCGTTGACGTAGAAGTTGGGGCTCTTGTTCCTGGCAACCGAGCCGGGGCCCTCGTGGAAGGGGCAGGCAAACGAGTACTGCCCGCTCTGCGGCTTCTTGCTCCTTGCGGGGTGGCCGTTGTCTTCGAGGAGACGGAGGACGGCTTCACCCTCGGTTGCTGAGGCTCGGTGTCCGAGGTTCGTGTTGGGTCGGGCATTTCGGGCGGATTCCACCAAAGTAAGGCGAGTCATGCCGCACCGCCCAGACGCCCATCAGAATTGCTATGTGCATTGCACTTGCTTTCGACCGCGTGGTCTGCTTTCCTAGTCGACAAGGCGACTACTCCTCTGCTGTTGGTAGCGGCGAGACTGTTAGGACGCTGTGGGGCCGGGGTGTTGGCGCACCCCGGCCCCAGCCATGTTCTGAGGAGTTACAGATCAGAACGGAGGCTCGTCCAGCGGGTCCACCTTCGGTGCCGGTGCCGCAGCAGCGGCGGTAGCACCGATCGGGAGCAGCGTGTCCACCTGCTGACCGAGGAACGGCTTGCCGGTCTTCGGGTTGGTGGTCCGCTTCTCGTAGGTCGCGGTGAGAGCGCGAGCCTTCTTACCGATCAGCAGATCCGTGTCCAGCTCGAAGCCGACACCGATCTCCATCCCGAACAGCGCCTCCACGTACTGCTTCAGCTTGTTCTCGGGAGTGTTCACGAGGCGGAACGGGGCGCTACCCCAGATCTTGCCCCCGACGACCTCTGCTGCGAGGTCCTCAGCGGACATGGATCCATCCCCGACCGCCTGAACGCCGTCGACGCGGAACTGGAACTCGAGCTTCTGCCACGTGCCGTTGCGACCCTCGACGTCCTTCAGGGTGATGTCCTCGCAGGTCACGTTGATGATCGACTCAGCGGGAATGACGGTGAACTCCACCGCCTCCTGATTGGTGATGCTTGCCATGTTGCGACGTTCCTCTCGTGCGTGGTTGTTTGGATGCGTGTTGCGATCTTGCGTGCGTGCTACTTGTTGCTGACTTGTGCGATGTAGCACTTCGTGCACTGCCACTTCCCGAAGCGGGTGCGGCTGAGCAGACCAATCTCCTGGTCGTCGATGGGCTGCTCGCACGTCTCACAAGTGCCGTTCTCGATTGCGATGGGAACGGCTCCAAGCTTCTCTTCGAGAAGCTGCTCGGCCTCCTTGTCCGCTGCCACCGCCGCCGAACCCTCGCTCGGAGAATCGGCAGTGGACTCGGCAGGAGTTACCTCCCCCTCGTCAGGCGTCACGGGCGTGACGGTCGGCTTCGCGCCGGCCTGAATGAGGGAGTTGATCAGCGTGGCCCGGGGCTTCGACTTGCCCGATTCGAGGTCATAAGCCTCCTGCGCCCGGGTCAAATCGCCGTCGACGTAGGCCAGAACTTCCTCAATCGTCCCCGAGATACTCGGGGTCACGCTTTTGGGCTGGCGGTCTCCTTCGCGTGCCACTGGACGAACGGCATCATCTCTGCGATCGGGTCGTCACACTTGCCCTCAGCGGCATCGGCCTGGACGGCACGCCACATCTTCACGAACTGGCGAGCCTCGCCCATCGTGATCTCTCGGATCTGATCCTCCGGGAAGCCGAGGCCCAGCGCGTCGTAGACCTTCTTGACGTGCGTGATTGCGACCGAGTTGACCTTCTCGTTGTCATCGGACGGCGGCCCGGACGGTGCAGAAGGAGTCGGAGCCGAAGTCTCTGCCGGGGTCGGCTCGGACTGGCTCGAAATTTCTGTCACTTTCTCCGTGACCTGAATGTCGACCGGGGCCGGGTGGCTGTCGGCGACCGCCTTGCGACCCTCGACGGCTGCCGCGTAGAGCGCCTGGAACGTCGGCTCGATCACGTCAGGCAGACGGCCAGCGGCACGGTTGCCGAGGAAGTCGTAGGTCTCGTCACCCTCAGCCCGGAGCCAGTACTTCGTGTACGGGCTTCCGTCGGGACGGATCTCCTGCTTGCGGAAGGAGAGCAGCGAGTAGCCCACCATTCCAGCGATCTCCTCAGCGATCGCGCCCTGGAGGGCAGGAAGAACACGCGTCCGAACATCGTCGCCCTTACCGAGTTCCGCGCTCTTCGTGTGAACCAGGAAGAAGACGTGGAGGTCGAGTGAGGTGAACGAACGGATGATCTGGGTCATCTCGTCCTTCAGCCACGCCCAATCGTCGCGGAGGAACTGCGACTGGCGAGTATCGCGGAGGCGCTCCTGCTTCATGAGCTGCTGAAGCGTGTCCACCGTGTCGATCGCCACTGCCTCGATCGCCGGCATACCCAGCTTCTCGGCAGCGTCAGCCCGCATCGAGTCCTGGCTCAGGACGAGATGGAGGCGCTGGAGGTCGGCCAGGGAGTTGACCGTCACATACGGGATGTTCTTGTGAGCGATCGACTGAAGGTTGTTCGCGTGCGGCTCGGTGTCCGCGATCACGATGTTCGGGACCGTCCCCAGGAACGACGTCTTGCCGCTCTTTGGGGGGCCCGAGATCATGACCTTGAGGCGATCGGGGAAGTCGTCTCCCCCGGTCCTCTTGAAGAGTGTCATGTCGTGCCTCTCTGCTGGTTGCTGCTTGCTGTTTGCTAGTCGTCGATGGGTTCGAGTCCGCACTTCTCGCGGAACTCGCAGTACCGACAACTCTCGCCGCTGATGTTGGGAACGAAGATCCGCATTGCGACCGAGTCTGAGAGCGCATTGACCGCGTGAATCAGGCGGTTGTACTGCGCTGGTCCCCGCTCTCCGGCGTCCATGCGCTTCGGGCCCTTGAGTGCGACCCATTCGCCATGGCGGGGGAAACTGGACACCCGCTCGAACAGGGCTTCGCCGTCAGGCATCCCCGTCCAGAACTCGGGTTGAGTGGTGGCGTAGGAGTACGCCGTGAACTGAAGGTTGTCCGCGAGCCAGTCGTAGGTCGGGGCCTTCGCGTTGGTCTTGTAGTCGGAGACCAGGAGGACGCGCTGGTTGATCTTCGGCACGTACCGGATCAGCAACTTGTCAATGGTTCCGTGGAGGACGTGTCCGTCGCCGATCGGGACGTCGAACTCGTACTCGCGTCCGAGAACCACGTCGGAGTCCCACTGGATCAGGGGCCACCAGTCGCGCAGGATCTTCTCACCCTGCTCCTGGTACTTCCGCCAGTTGGTGCCCTTGACGTAGTAGTCGATCGCGTACTCAGCGCCCATGGATTCCGGGTCCAGCCACAGGCGCTTGAACCGCTCGACGGCTCCCTCAAGGTCCTTGTTGACCTCGAGCCACAGCACACAGTCGTGGACGATCGACCCGAAGGTCAGCGCTCCGCTCTGCTTGCGCGGCAGGCCGTCGATGTGCGTGTACCTGTAGGCGAGGGGGCAGCGGCCCCAGAGAGCGAGATCAGATTGGCGTACCTTCAACCCACCCTCCCCTGGTGTTGGTAGCGGCTATGCCGTTGGCGCGGCGGAAGCGATCGCAAGTGATCGCGGGAGAGCAGTTGTACATGCCGAACAGGGTCCGTTGCAAGGACCCGGTTTCCGAACGGTGTGTCGCGCTGCTCACATAGAGAACGCTAGTGGACCCCTCCGACAGGCCTCACTTCCGCCACTTCCTCCAGATGCACCACGCGGTCGACAGCCAGACCACATCAATCAGCACCGCCCCCAGGAGGATGGCGGGCAGGTGCCCCAGGTACCACGCCAGGAAGTCAGTCATGCCTCAGGTATGGGCGGCAGCTCTGGAGGGACTCCACCAAGAGCGATGATCTCTTCCCGCATCTGGCGGTTCATCCTTCGCACGACCTCAACCTCGGTCTTGAGGAGAGCGATCTGGTCGTGGAGGTCGCTGACGTCCTGGGTCAACTCCTTGACGGAATCCTTCAGGGTGACGTTCTCCGTGCGGAGCTCGGCCCTCAAGTCGGCTGCAATCTCGCTGTCCTCCTTGGGCCGCGACAGCCACTTGTTGACGACAGCGAGAATTACGCCGGAGAACAGGGTTCCGATGAGTGCCCAAAGGCCAGCGTACTCAGTGAATACGCTGGAGCTAACCTCCGTCATCGCAAGTCCTGGCCCTGAGGTCTGCCTTGTTCCCTAGGTAGACGGCCGCACACAGCAGCCCTGATGCGAGGGGGGCAAGCCAGAAAAACTCGTCAAGGGGGACGTAGATGACGATGAGGACGCCGACGTAGGTGAAGAGGATGAACGCGGCGTAGTCGAGGATTGCTCGAGCCTTGAGGAAGCGGCATCCCCAGAACGGGAGGATTATCATTGCGAGGCCCACGAAGATGGCGACGATTCGGATCCAGAACCCGCTAGTTAGGATGCCTGTCCCATTCAGGAATTCCTGGAGTGGGGACTGATCATTCGTCGGTGGGATGAATGAGTCTCGCTGGCCGTCGATCAGCGGAGTGACGGAGTTGAGGAGCAGGTAGATCCCGCACCAAATCTCTATGAGAGACAGCGTGAAGCGGGAGTGCTGGAGGAGTTTGTTAAACATCCTTCCGCCTGATTTCGTATCCAGTTAGCGTGCCGACGATCAGCGTCAGGAAGACTGGCCAGAAGATCAGCGAGACGTCGTCCAGCACCAGCAACGCGACCAGGACGTAGTAGACGCCGGCCAGGGAGAGGAGCGTCAGGCTGAAGATCACCGACCAGGGTGTAGGAGAGATCCCGAAGGCCCCGTACTTGACGTAGTCCCGGAATCCGCCCCACAGCGTCTGAGCCAAGATGTACCCAGCGATCCCCACCACAAAGACGACGGTGAGGGCGGCCCACTGCGGATTGGTGGCGTAGGGCAAGTCTTCCAGCTGGGGGTTGTCTGTCTCGAGGCCGAACATCGGCGATCGGTCGTCGAACGTCAAGCGGAGGATGCCGTAGGCGAACGACGTTGCGACCGCGATCACGCGGATCAGGAGCAGCGCCGGGCGCGAGGTATCGCGGTCGCTCAAGGGGCACTCCCGATCAAATTGACGGCCGTCGGCTTTCACATCAGTGATCGGAAGGAAAGGGCCTCAGATTGGACGCAAGAGGGGCTCGCCCGGCTCCCAGCCGGGGCCACAGAGGTCTCCCCCGTCACAGCAGGGCTGGAGGTAGTGGCACACCGGGCACTGATCCTTGCCCCCCTTGCGGACCAGGTCGGCGCGGTCACACTGTGGGCAGGGCCCAGGGTCCTGGAACACTCAGTCGACTCCGGATCCCCTGAAGGCCCGAATGGGCTCACTGGGGTCGCCGTCTACGTTTGGCTGCTCCACGGGAACTAGCGCCGTCACCACGAGCAGATTGGACGCGGTTTCATCGTCCTGAATCAGGGCCATCCGCCCATCCTCTGTACCCTGCGCCCAGCCCTCCACAAATTGGCTCTCATTCGCAGGCTTCGACAGGAGCTCAAGGTCATTGGAGGTGAACGCAGCCTCCACCTTGTTGTTGCGCCAGTACTGGCCGAATAGCCCAAGGGACCCATGCTGCCAATACGACCATGGGTCTACAGCAGCGCTCGAGTCGAGGATCGTTGTCCGAATGCCGCCCAAGTAAGACACCATGATCGGGTAGAGGTAGGTGCTCGGCGGCTCGAAGTAGTCATCGACAGTGCGAATCGGGCCGCCAAAGTCGATGCCGAAGAGGTCCTGGCCGTAGGCGTTGTCGTTGTTGACTAGCGGCACATCGAGCACCTGAACCAGGGCGCCGGATTCGTCCAACCTGAATCGCCACAGGCTAGGAGTGGCTTGGTACCTGTTGCCGACGTAGTAGACGTCTCGGCGACCGTTGTCCGTGTGCAGGTTGCCCGGAATTGAGTCGTCCAGCGACTCGGTCTCGATTAGGTGCATGTACGGCCCGCCCCAGGTGCCATTCAGGTTCCACGGGAATGGGCTGTCGGTCCACAGCGGTGCATGGTCGATAAATCCAGAGCTGTCGCCCAGCTTGTAGAAGTAGGTGCGCTCGACAAAGTTCCCGGCGTCCGGGGGGATGTTTTCCCCTACGTCGGTAACAAGGCCGTAGATGGAATTCCCAATAACCGCAAGGTCGCCGAGGGGCTTGAGGGCACCGTCAACCTGCACGGGTGGCCGCACTACGGACTGGTCGGTGGGGTCCAGGATGATCGCCTGATCCCCGAGCTGGATGAAGTTGCTTACTGCACCCTGGGAGTAGTACCGAGTGCAGCGGAGAATGAGGGCCACGTTTCCGTCGTCGAGCACGGTGACCCTGGGGCTATCTGCTCGCAGGTGCCCCGCGTAGCCCGAGCCCGATTCGATCAGCGTGTAGACCAGGACCGGGCCTCCGACAACCACCATGCCAGTGCCGTTGAACTCGAACGCCTGATGCCAGATTCGGGTGCCCGTCAGCGGTGAGTCGGTGTAGAAGTTGCCGCCGTATCGGGCCTCGACCGCGTAGACGTTGAGGACGTCCCCGGCCCAGTATCCAACGGCGTCCATGACTCGGAAGCTGATTGAAATGGGGATCTGGACGGCCTTCCAATCCGTCCAGTTCATGCCGATGCGAGACGCAAGCACGCTGCCACCCTCTTCTTGTGTTGCAGGGGGAGGGCCCAGGCTTGCAGAGATGTAGGCCGGATCCATGGCGGGATACGGGTAGTCCGGCAATGGATCTGGCGGCTGGTAGGACATGGATACGGTCACCGTGGAGGCGCCCGAAGCCGTCGGAGCGATCTCGGTAGGTACGATCCAATTGACCGCTGACGTACCAGTGATTGCCGCCTCGATGAAGCCCGGCCTGAGGAAGTAGGCCTCGACGGTCGAGGATCCAGATATCGGGTCGGGCTCAAGGATCAGAACGGCCGACATGGAGACATCGACCGTGGAGGAGCCGGCAATGGTGTTGCTTTCAACGAGCGTCGGAACGCCCTGCATCAAGACCGTGACTGTGGCCGCCCCTGCCGCCGTCCTGGTGACGATGCGCGGGTCCGTAAGGCTCTTCCAGACCATCCCGGGAGTCTCTGTCGGGACGGCGGGAATCCAGGGCTGACGCTCGGGGGAGATGACTCCGGGCTGAGCGACCGACGACCCAGAGATGGACACGCTAAACGGGGTCGGAAGTGCCGGGGTTGTGATCGTGACAGAAACCGACGCCTGTCCATCGGCGCTTGCATAGATGCTATCGCTTGATGCAAGCGTCACGCCGCCAAGCACCAGCGGAAGCGGGGAGGCTCCCAGTCCGCTCACGGCTTACTCCATCCACGAGGGGATAGACACCTTGACGTTCCGGAACTCTGCTGTCGTCTCTCGGGACCAGAGGCCCACGTAGAGGCCGTTGTAGTTGAAGGTGTTCATGTCGGCCGCCACGAAGCGCAGCGTTCCGTCCAGCCAGCAGGCCATGGAGTCGCCGCTCTTGATGACCTTCACGGACTTCCAGACATCATCCCCACCCCAACTCAGGGCTTCGCTGACGCGACCCGAGGCCGAATCAGCTTCGGCCTGAACGAAGTCGGGGGTGGTGCCCGTCGAGTGCAACCTGAACAGCGGGCCGCCAGTACTACCAGACCCCTCGTAGGCGACAAGCACGCCGACACAGCGGTCGCTGGTGGTCGCCGACGCGACCAT